TATTGTTGTGTTTAGGCAGGGAGAAAATAATCCAACACTAAAAGCACAATTAATATAAAAATATTTGAGGTAATATTATGTGGAAAGATGTCCGTAAAATGACCCGTGAGGAAATTGCAGAAGAACTTGAGGCACTTAAGAAGGTAAGAGAACTTTCTAATAATGCAAATGTAGATAAACTTCTCACACAAGAGTTAGATTTGGAACCTTTACAAAAGGTAAATCTTACTATGACTGCTAATGGAGCACTCTATCATAGAGTAAAAGGTATGCTTCCTGAACTGATGGAAAAGATGTATCAAGATCGTGTCATCTTTAAGAAAAAGATGATTGAAGCAAAAAAAGAATATGAAAAGACCAAGAATAAAGAACTTGTAAAAGAGATTGCTCGTTGTAATAATATTCAGATGGCAAAGAAAATTTCTTTGAACTCTGCTTATGGTGCTTGCGGAAATCAATACTTCAGGTATTATAAATTAGAAAATGCGGAAGCAATCACTTTGAGTGGGCAAGTATCTATTCGTTGGATCGAAGGCAAAATGAATGCTTACCTTAATAAACTTTTGAAAACAAACGAGGTTGATTATGTTATTGCTTCAGATACTGATTCCATCTATCTTAATATGGGTCCTTTGGTTGAATGTGTATTCAAGGGAAGAGAGAAAACTACTGAGAGCATTGTCTCGTTCCTTGATAAGGTCGCTTCGATGGAACTTGAAAAATATATTGAAGGTGCTTACCAAGAACTGGCTGACTATGTAAATGCTTACGACCAGAAGATGCAGATGAAGCGTGAGAATATTGCTGACCGTGGAATTTGGACTGCTAAGAAACGTTATATTCTTAATGTTTGGGATAGTGAAGGTGTACGTTATAAAGAACCTAAACTGAAGATGATGGGTATTGAGGCAGTGAAGTCATCAACTCCAGCACCTTGTCGTAAGATGATTAAAGATGCTCTTAAGATGATGATGAATGGAACGGAAGAAGACGTAATTGATTTTATTGATAAATGTCGCCGTGAATTCAAAACACTTCCTCCAGAATCTATTTCTTTTCCAAGATCAGCCTCTGATGTTCAGAAGTATCAATCATCATCAGACATTTATGTAAAGGGAACTCCCATTCACGTTCGCGGAGCACTTCTGTTTAATCACTATATTAAAAAGAACAAACTTACTAATAAGTATTCTGCCATACAAAATGGTGAGAAGATTAAGTTTGTTTATCTTAAGAAACCAAATACGATTCACGAGAACGTCATCTCATTTATTCAAGATTTTCCAAAAGAACTTCACCTTGACAAATACATAGATTATGACTTACAATTTGAAAAAGCATTTCTAGAACCACTCAAGATTATTCTTGATTCTATTGGGTGGAACGTAGAAAAAACTGTAAACCTTGAACTCTTTTTTGCCTGATGGACCTTCCTATTAATGATGAAGAACTTGCAACAATTGTAAAAGCACCAATGTCTAAAACATACAAACTTTGTGATGGTGGTGATGTTATTCAGGAACTTAAAATTCCGAAAAAAGAAGACCTTAAGAATTATTTAAAGTCTGGAACCAAAATTAGAATCAAAGTTCCAATTGATGGTCTTGAAGGAGAAATTGTTGGTTTATCACATACTTCAACACCTAAACTTGGAGTGCATTATATTATTAAATTAAATGACCCATCAAAGATAAATCAAGAGACATATCCTTATGATTATATTTGCGCTTATAGGCGTATGTTTGAAGTAATTGATGTAAAATGAATTTAGGAAAAAAAATGATTAAAGTAAAATATCAACTTAAAGAGTATCCAAATACAACACTCTTTAAATTTCTTAAAACTGAAGAACAGGTGGAGATGTTCAAGTCTCAAAACCCACATTATATTTTTGAGTGTGTGGATTATAAATAATAATGCCTGTGTGGTTCGCATCTATCAGGTGGAAAAGGTGTCCAAAACACCTTTTCTTGTATAAATAGTATTGCGAACCAACACAGAGTAAAAATGAACTATTTAAAAGTTTATTGTAATCTTATCAGGAAAGCAGAGAACAGAGATCTTCCTGAAGGTTATGTGGAAAAGCACCATACATTTCCTAAAAGTATTTTTGGTAATAACAATAGAATTGTAGTTCTTACTGCAAGAGAACATTACATATCGCACGCATTATTGGAAAAGATTTATATTAGAAGATATGGAGTAACAGATAAAAAAACTATTAAGATGATTCACGCTCATATATTAATGAAATCAAAAGGAAAATATTATAATTCTTATCTTTATGAAAGTGCAAGAATTAGAATGTGTGAATCAAAAAAAGGTAAAAAACCATATCATATGACTGAGGAGATTAAAAGGAAAATAAGTATATCGAAAATCGGGGAAAATCATCCAAAATTTAACATACCTTTAACGCAAGAACATAAAAATAAATTATTAAATTCTTGGAAAGGAAAAACGCATAGTGAAGAATCTAAGTTAAAAATAAGTAGAGCAAATAAAGGTAGAACTCATACAGAAGAAACCAAGAAAAATTGGAGTGAAGCGAGAAGTGGCGAAAAGCATTATCTTTATGGAAAGAAGAGAGATAATGAAATTGTGAATAAAATAGTTGAAAAGAAGAGTAAGAAATTTTTAATTATAAATCCTGAAGGTGAAATAATCTACGGAAAAAATATAGCAAAATTTTGTAGAGAAAATAATTTAGATAAATCGACAATATGTAATATGCTCAATTACAGAAGAGGAATAAAATCTCATAAAGGTTATCGTGCTATTCCTAAAAAAAGTTGACTCGCAGTAGTATTTTGTGGTATAATCATTCAAAATGAGCAGAAAAATGGCGGATTCTGGATTAAATTTTTTGAAGGAAATTGTAAAAGAAATTGGTGATGACTATACGAAACTAGCATCAGACATAGACGAGACAGAAACTTATGTTGACACGGGTTCGTATATTTTTAATGCACTGGTTTCAGGTAGTATATTTGGTGGTGTTTCTGGTAACAAAATTACTGCTATTGCTGGAGAGTCTTCTACTGGAAAGACTTTCTTTTCTCTCGCTGTGGTTAAGAATTTTCTTAATACTCACCCCGATGGTTATTGTCTCTACTTTGATACTGAAGCCGCTGTTAGTAAGTCCTTGATTGAGTCTCGTGGTATTGATACCTCTCGTTTTGTTGTAGTCAACGTTGTTACTATTGAGGAGTTTCGTAGTAAAGCACTCAAAGCAGTTGATATATATCTTAAGAAGTCATTAGAAGAACGCAAACCCTGTATTTTTGTACTAGACTCTCTGGGTATGCTTTCCACCGAGAAAGAAATCACTGACGCACTAAACGACAAACAAGTTCGTGACATGACCAAATCTCAACTGGTCAAAGGTGCATTCCGAATGCTTACACTCAAACTAGGCCAAGCAAATGTCCCGCTCATTGTCACAAATCATACATACGATGTCATCGGATGCGCCCTTAGAGGAACTATGATTAAAACTCCAACTGGGAATGTTGATATTTCCAAAATTAAAGTTGGAGATTATGTGAATACTATGGTTGGTCCAAAAAAAGTTATTACTACTTATGGATATTCATTTAATGAATATTATCAAATTGAACTTGAAAATGGATCAATTTACAATTTAACTGGGGAGCATAAATTGATGACACAAGATGGAGAATGGAAAAAGGTTTCCGAATTAACAGAAGAAGATGTTATTATCAATATTGGAAATTAAAATATTTCTTAATTTGGAGTAGTTTATATTTGCTTTTTTAGATGCTTCTCTAATTGAATTGTAAATTACTCCATTCACAGATACTTTTTTAGATCTAGGGTCTGCTAAAGTTTTTTTAATTTTATATTCTTCTGAGGTTACAGATTGTTTCCATTTTTCAGAATTTTTTCTACCTTCTGCCATCAATTGAGAAATATTATTTTCATAGTATCTTTTTCTAGCATCATTTGGATTTATAATAACTTTTTTTCTTCCTTCTTTATATGCTAGTTTTAGTGAGTTTGATCTTTTTATTCTAGTTTCTTCAGATTGAGTTTTTCCAGTTAATGTATTTGATATTTTATTTTTCCATTTTATGACCTTATTTTCATCTAATAAAAATTTTTCAAAACCAGATTTTGATAATATAATTCTTTCTTCCTCTGAGAGTTTTCTTCCAGACAGACATTCCCAAGCAATTTTATCTTCTATACATTCAAACTTTTTCCAAAGATTAAAATGTGCTTGTGCATGTTCTTCTATTGTTAATTCTATTAAATTGTTTGAGTCGTCTGTTCCTCCCATGTGTTTTGGAATAATGTGATGTGTGTGCTTCATTATATGATATAATAGGTATGGTTATAAATATTTATACAAACGGAGTTTTAAATGACTATTGGTATTAAAATTAAACGAATTGAAAAAATTGAAAAAAAGAATACCCAAGTTTATGATATTGAAATAGAAGACGCTCACCACTATATTTTTGAAGATGGAACACTTTCTCACAACTCTTATGTCCCAACTAAAGAAATGGGAGGAGGTTCTGGACTCAAATACGCAGCATCTACAATCATTTATCTCAGCAAAAAGAAAGAAAAGGATGGAACAGAAGTGGTCGGAAATATTATCAAGGCTAAGACTCACAAATCGCGTTTGAGTAAGGAGAACAAAGATGTTGAGATCCGTTTGTATTATGATGAGCGCGGTCTTGATCGTTATTATGGTCTTTTGGAGCTTGGTGAACTTGGTGGACTCTGGAAGAATGTAGCAGGACGCTATGAGATGGATGGTAAAAAAATCTATGCTAAACAGATTCTTGCTAATCCTGAAGAATATTTTACTGAAGATGTGATGCAAAAACTTGATGAAGTCGCAAAAGAGGAGTTTAGTTACGGGTCGTGATCAAGGTTCTTAAAACTGAAATCAATATATCAAAAGTTGTAGATCAACTTAAAAAATATCCACAAGACTGGGACCATCAAAAGAACATTAAAAATGCAGAGTCTTTAGTTGATAGAGGATTTGCAGACTTGCCTGTAAGTGCTCTTCAACTTATAATGGGTGGAGTTAAAACTAAAGAAGATTTTGTTGGGGATTCTGAAATTAATATCAAAACTCCAGCATACGAACATCATAGCGAAATCAGAAAGATCATACGCAAACACTTTGGAAATAGAGAACTACATCGTTGTGGATTTCTTTCTCTTCCGATTGATGAAATCGTTGGTGCTCATATTGATGAAGGCACCTATTACTTAACAAGAGATAGATACCATCTTTCCATTTTGGGAAAATATCAATATTTCTGTGGAACTGATAGTGTAATCGTTGAACCAGGAACTCTTCTTTGGTTTAATAATAAACTACCTCACGGAACAGTTAATATTGGTGATGAAACAAGAATAACATTTGTATTTGATATGCCTTATGGACAAAGTTGAATTTTTAATTCTTCGTAATCTTCTTTATAATGAAACTTATTTAAGAAAAGTTATTCCATTTATTAAGTCTGAATATTTTGAAGATCTTAATCAAAAAATTGTATTTGAAGAGATTCTAAAGTTTATTCAACAATATAATGAACTTGCAACAAAAGAAGTTCTCTGCATTGAAGTAGAAAAACGTCAAGACATTAACGACACCTCTTTCAAAGAAATCACACATCTAATTGAATGTCTTGATGATGTTCCTGCAGAATTCAACTGGTTAGTTGATACGACCGAAAAGTGGTGTCGTGATCGTGCCATCTATCTTGCATTGATGGAATCTATTCATATTGCAGATAATAAAGATGAAAAAAAGAACCGTGATAGCATTCCGTCTATTCTTTCTGATGCTCTTGCCGTATCTTTTGATACTCATATTGGACACGATTACCTATTAGATTATGAACAACGTTATGAATCTTATCATAGAAAGGAGGAAAAAATTGAATTTGATCTTGAATATTTTAACAAAATCACAAAAGGTGGTTTACCTAATAAGACTCTCAATATCGCTCTTGCTGGTACGGGTGTCGGAAAAAGTCTCTTTATGTGCCACGTGGCTGCTTCCGTCCTATTGCAAGGCAGGAACGTTTTGTATATCACTCTTGAAATGGCAGAAGAACGAATTGCTGAAAGAATTGACGCAAATCTTTTGAACATTCCTATTCAGCAACTCAATGAACTTCCAAAGTCAATGTTTGAGAGCAAGGTGACTAATCTTGCAAAGAAAACTCAAGGTACTTTGATTATTAAAGAGTATCCAACCGCATCTGCCCATAGTGGACATTTTAAATCTCTGTTGAATGAACTTTCTCTTAAGAAGTCTTTCAAACCAGACATTATTTTTATTGATTACCTTAATATCTGTGCTTCCTCTCGTTATCGTGGAAATAGTAATATTAACTCTTATACTTTTATTAAGGCAATTGCAGAAGAACTTCGGGGACTTGCTTGTGAGTTTAATGTTCCTATTTGCAGTGCGACGCAAACGACTAGATCCGGTTTTGGTTCTTCTGATGTTGAATTAACCGATACTTCAGAAAGTTTTGGTCTTCCTGCTACTGCTGATCTGATGTTTGCTTTGATTAGTACAGAAGACCTAGAGGGACTTGGGCAGATATTAGTTAAACAACTGAAGAACCGTTATAACGATCCTACCATTCATAAGCGTTTCGTGATTGGTATTGATCGTGCCAAAATGAGACTTTATGATTGCGAACAGTCTGCACAAGATGACATTCTTGACAATGGTAAAGAAGAAGAGTATGATTATGAAGAAAAGAAACCTAAAAAATCATTTGAGGGATTTAAGTTTTGATTAATGTTAATAAAGAAATTCTTCCTGACGGATCTAGTAAATTTACTATGACTGAAAGCAAAGTTATTGATACAAAAAAATATATTGAGTTCGTGCGTCAAACCACAAGTCCTGCAAGTAGTGATTTTGCAGCACTTCTTGCACGTATGACTGAACTTGAAGCAAGTAACGATGCAGATGTTCCTCGTCTTCTAACTGCTGCTCTGGGTATGACTGCAGAAGCAGGAGAATTTACCGAAGTTGTAAAGAAAATCGTAATGCAAGGGAAACCTTATAATGAAGAAAATGTTTTTCATATGAAGAGAGAACTTGGTGATATCTGTTGGTATATTGCTCAAGCGTGTATGGCACTTGATACT